AGAATGCTACCGCCCTTAACCAGACCATCGGCAAACGCCACGGTGGCAGTGCGTTTTTCCTCCAGTTGTCGGGTACGGGCAACTTCCTCGTCTGCAGCCAGTTTGGCTTCACGTGCTGCCAGCGCGGCTTCACGCTCGGCGAAGTCCGTCGCCGTACTGGGGGTCTTTTTGTTCGGGTCCACATTGGTCTCCTCGGCATATGCCAGTGGTGAGATTGACTTACGTTCATCAGTTGCCGAGTCCAGAATCGACTGGATACGCCACTGAGGAATGATGGAATCGGCCTGCTCGATGGTTGTCTCCTGAATCACCCAGTCGCGAATCGACTGAAACAGGCTGGCCAGATTGTCGGCCTCCCACGGCAGGGCAAACTCCAGCGGGCCGTTATCGCCGCTGGCCTCTGCGAACTGCGCATCAGGGAGCCCTTTGACGCCAGGAGGGACAGCCCCCAGAAAACCCACGTGGCGGGCATAGAAATGACCGGGTTTCGGGTTGCCGGGGCTGTCAGGCTGATAAATAGAGAGGGAGCGTTTTTTGTAGCTTCCCGCGTTGAAGGCTTCCGCGAAGGCCGGATTCACCTGACGCGGCGCGGCATAGACGATGCCGTCACGGTATTCAAGGCGTTCCGCCCAGCCATACGCCGGAGCGGTCAGGCTCGGGTGCCCGATGACAAACGGTGCTTCCGATACTGAAGGGTCGTAGCTGTTGGCCAGATCAATACAGTCTTCAGGGGTGAACGTGATGGTCCGGCCATCCATCGCGGTGTGGGTGCCGGGGGCAAAAACCGCAAGTGTCGCTTTAGCTGTGCTCGTCGTCATGGCTGTCGTCATTCTGGTTGTCAGGGGTTATGGCGACATCATGACGAAACGTGTTCAGGGGGTAATCTGCCCACGGGCAGATAAAAATGAGGTGGAAGGTAAATCTGAGGGCCTGCGCTGGGGAGGAAAAGGGCCGGGAACCGTATTAAAACGTATTATAATACGGGTCGCCAGCACAGATTGCGTCATCGTAGCCAGGCGACCACCAGAACGCGTTACAGGGCGTCTGACGGCGACATCAGTTAAACGCCCCCTGCAGGTAGTTTTTCGCCATATCGATAAGCGTTTCCCCTTCCGTTTTTGACACACCCAGCCACTTTCTGGCGGGGATCGTGATTTTGTAGGCCGGAATGGTGTGCCACTGTGAGTAGTTTGATTTCGACTTTCGGACGAACTGACTGCCAACCTTGCCGTTTTTCTTCTGCCGGTAATACGCCTGCTGACTGCGGGCGGCGATTTCGATGGTACCGCCGAACTGGTGAATGGCACCATAGACCTGGTTCGTACCGAACAGCAGCTCATCGGCATTCACCTGCCAGCGCAGGGTATTTCGGAGATAGCCGTCGCGGGTGAGAACCTTGTCCGCGTTTTTCCGCTTACGCTTCTGGTACCGGGCCGACAGTTCCTGCCACGGTACGCCCTCCGGCGATATCTGCTCCGTGAAACGCTGCTGGTGAAACTCCAGAAGGCGCTCTCCCATTGAACGCAACAGCGGTGCCGGGCGCATCATTTCGGTCCGGGCATCCCACAGTCGGCTCAGCGCATCCTGAGCATCAAACGTCAGCGTCACACCCGACATCGTCAGTCCTCCCGCGACCACAGGCGGATACCCTGTCGCAGCGACTGCAGCAGCGTATCGTCAGTTGAAATATTACCGGCCCAGCCATCGCGCCCGGTGGCGAACACTACGGACAGTGGGTTCGCCTCACCTTCCTGCTGCAGGCGGGCCAGGTAATAACGCCTCACCAGCGACTGCTGCTCTTCCGGCAAACAGACAATCTGCGCCCAGATTTCATCGGGGTGTTGAATGGTCTCTGCCAGTTTAAGTGCCTGCGCCAGGGTCCGCGGTATCTGACCCTGACCCTCCGGCGATGCGAACATATCGCTGCCAATGGCGATGCGCTGGCCTGTCGGGTCGCGGAACGCCGCGTCCTGATCGCCGGTCGCGCCGAACAGCTGCAGGAAGGCGTCTACCGCGTCAGTATCATCGTCAGGCACCGGAGCCGGACGGGGCGCTGGCAACGGTGCCGCTGTGGCTGGCGCTTCCGCCACCGGCGTGAACGGTCCGTCGCCGACCGGACTGCCGCCACGGGGCGGTGGCACCTCGCTGAAATACCGGCTGCGGCCCGGGGTATGCTCAAACCCCGGGTCAATCCCTTCCGGCACAATAACGGTCCTCGGGCCACCCGGGCTGCGCTGGCCAATCACGCGGGCAATGAATTTAACCGGTGGCGCAGTATCCGGACCGTCTTTGCCCATGCGCCGCAGGTCGTCTTCGGTGCGGGCAATCACGCTGCACTGGCAACCCCAGGCATTGATCGGGAAATGGTAAATCCACCACGGGTCATCTGCCCGCAGCACCATGCCGTTCCAGCCCAGATGCTCCTGGCGGGGATGCTCAACCACATCGCTGTGGACATACTCCCAGTAGGGATGGGTGTCGCGCATGTCCATCAGCTGCTGGTAGCGCCCGGCCATGTAAGCGCTGCGCAGGTTCGTTTCGTAAATAGTGCGGGAGCGCCACTCAAAGCCGCCGTTATAACTCCAGCCATACCGCGCAACGATGGCCGCAAAATCCTTGCGGAAGGTTTCCAGCGTACCACCGTCAAGACTTTTCTCGACTGCGGTACGCAGGTCTGCCAGCAGGGCATCGCGGTTGGCTCCGGCAACCATAAACTCACTGTCATGCGCGGAGCCGTAGACGTCTGTCCAGGCATCGGTCTTCGTGTTGAACTTGCGACGGAAGAATTCGATCTGCTCGCTGAACGGCAGCGAGCCATAGCTGACGTTACCGGCCATTCATTTCCTCCAGCAGATCGTTGCGTCCTGCCAGGGCGGCAGCGGACATGGCTTCACCCAGAATGCGGGCATAGTCATCAAGCGACATATCGGGTATCAGTGCCGTCAGACCGTCGCGCAGCTCGTCGGCGGTCTCAGCAGAGTCAACCAGCGCTTTTATCTGATTGATCCAGCCGTCCATGACCGGGCGCAGTTCGGTATTGAGGCGACCGGCCATCAGCGAGGCGATCTCGTTATGGTCCGGGTCATGCTCCGCAAATGACGACGGCGCAGCGGCGCGGGGGGCAGATGATACCGGCTCAGGCTTCTGCTCCCACTCACCGCCATAGGTCTCTTTAATGGTGGCCAGCGTCGGACGATAGCCGGTGGTCTCGCTGATGGTTTTGTCGCGCTCAGCCCGGTCTTTCAGGTCTTCCGCCTCTTCGAAGACGCGGGACACCACCGGCACTGCGGCATCAGGGAAGTTAAACTCGGTAAACCATTTCCCCGGGCCACGGTTCCAGGACTCGCAGATAACATCCGCATCGGCCTTGACGATGGAGTCCAGTACCTTGTCCTGCAGGGACTCGTTTCCACCGATACCCTTTGCCGCGCCACCTGAGCTGGATATCTGGCCCACCGTCACGCGGCGGATGGCCTCATTCATCGCGCTGTACATTGCCTGGTAGTCAGCGGCACCGGAACGGGCCGCTGACATCAGTTCGACGCTCATCCCCTCGGGCATAATGACGCCGCTGTCGGTCGAAATGGCCCGGGTCAGCGCCAGCAGGGTACGTTTCTGCTCCGGCGTGGCCCCTTCGGGATGTTTCCCCGCAACGGTCGGCATCCCGAACTTGTCCAGGAAAATCAGCCAGAACTTGATATCGTTGCGTTTGAAGAATGTCGGCCAGTACAGCCAGTGTGCCAGTCCCAGACCGTAGGGTTCATCATCGTGGTCTGCTCCGGTGGAAAATGCCCAGAAATACGGCCCCTCGCAGGGCTCACCAGCCATCATGTTCTGTGGGGTCAGCAGACGCAGTTCGCCTTTCGGGCTGAAACGGAAGCGGCGACGGTCGCGGACCTTAATGTCGTCAATCCACAGTAAATTATCCCGGACACCATAAATCAGCTCTGACACCGCATAGCCATAGAACACGCCATAGTGCATCAGACGGGTGATGCGGTCGAAGCCCAGCGCGTCTATCTGCTGGCGCATGGCGTCTGCCGCCTCAATATCCACCGGGCGCTCGCCACCGGCCTCGACCTTAATCTCACGGGATATCAGTGCATCCTGACGCTGGCTGAAGGCCGACTTGACCTCATCGTCGCTCAGTACCTCGCGGTAAATCTTCAGGTCAGGTGCGCCGCGATGCTGCAGAACGCTGTCATCGGATAATGCCAGCGCACCAATCCACGGGCGGGTGATATCGCGCCCGTCACCGGTCGAGGCAAACTCGCGCCCCAGTTCAGGACGCGGTGTGGATGAGGGTTTTGATGGCATTTGTCTTTTTTGTTTTTTGCGACTCACAGGAATCCTCCAAAGTCATTAATGCCACGTACGGTACCAAATCCGGTGTCAGTGAATTCCCCGGCGCTGCTGCTGTCGCCGAAGCCTGACAGCACGCGGAAAATATCGCGCTCACCGGTGGACTCAAACGCTATCTCTGTGGCCAGATTCAGGGCGGCATAGTTCGCCAGACAACCGGCAATCGCCGTATCGCCGTGACGCACCAGTTCGGGGTCTTTGAGGTCTTTTTTCTCCAGGCTGGCCACCATCGGCACGCCATCGATGTTTTCCACTGCCCGCAGGTCCTGCGCGGTGTTCTCATCGCGCGGCAGGATGATCATGCTGTCCTCAAACAGGCCGGTGAATTTCGGCATCCAGAA